CATTAATGTTTATTGCATTAATAACATTTTCAATTGCTGCAATTGCAGCAGAAAAACCAACCGCAGGATTAGTTCTTGTAGGCCCAAAAAGTGATGGTGGATGGAGTATGCGCCATTATCAAGGAATGAAAGAAACTGGTTATGAATTTGATGTAATTGAATCAGTTGCAGAGACAGATTCCGAAAGAGTATTCAGAAATCTTGCAAGAAAACATGATGTTGTTTTTGGAACATCTTTTGGATACATGGGTGCAATGGAAAACATTGCAAAGAAATTTCCTGATGTGAAATTCATGCACGCTACAGGATTCAAGACTGCTGAGAATCTGAACAATTATAATTGCAGATTGTTTCAGGCACGATATTTGGCAGGCATTTCTGCAGGGTTGTTGACCAAGTCAAACAAGATTGGATTTGTAGGTTCTCATCCAATTCCAGAAATCATCTCAAATATTAATGCAGCAACACTTGGTGCAAAATCAGTAAATCCAGATATTGAAGTTACAATTGTCTGGATTAATTCATGGTTTGATCCAGGAAAAGATATGGCCGCGGCAAGAACACTATTCAATAGTGGTGTAGATGTATTCTTCACAACTACCGATTCTCCATCTGTAGTTCTTCTTGCACAAGAGAAGTCAACACCAGAGAAACCATTGTGGGGTATGGGAAATGATGCACCGATGAATTCATTTGGTCCTGACCGTTATGCAACAGGTCCGATGTTCAACTGGGAAGTTTATTATTCTCATGTAATGAAGTCAGTTGAAGACGGAACATGGAAAGTAGACACTCCGTTTTGGGGTATGGAAAATGGATGTGTTGACCTAAGTCCATGGGGCCCAAATGTTCCTGAAGAAGTGGTAGAGATTGTTGAAGCAGAGAAGGCAAAGTTTGTTTCTGAAGAATATGATGCTTCTTTTCCATTTTCAGCAGGTTTTACGAAACAAGATGGTACAGTAGTAAATCCTGGAATGGGTAGAGAAGGAATTGAATCAATGGATTATTTTGTTGATGGTGTAGTTACAAAGTTTTAACAATATTTTTGGGGGAGTAATTTCCCCCACACACAAATTATGAATATACCAATAATAGATTATATTGAAAAAGATTGCCACATTAAATTGGATCAGGCATTTAGAGAAGTGGGTTTTGTATATTTTAAAACTGATATTGATATTTCTAAAATTTTAAAATATACAAAAAAGTTCTTTGAATTGCCATTAGAAGAAAAGAATAAAGTAGCATACAAATCAACAGAATCTAATTCTGGATATCAAGGTATGATTGAAAGTCTAACACCTGGAACACCTGTTGATTTAAAAGAGGCTTATAACTGGTGTGAATATAGAGATGATAATCAATGGTACAACCAAGAACAAAAAGTTGAATGTTTGTTATGGAATTATGATTTATTCAGAATTTCAATTTGTGTATTGGAATTGTTGGAAAAATCATTGAATTTAAAAAAGTATGAATTGATACAAAAACATTTACATTCAAAATCTACAACAACAAGAATTCTTCATTATCCACCTTGGAATGGTGAGATAAAAGAAAATCAAATGAGAGGTGGAGAACATACCGATTATGGAACAATTACTATATTGTTTACAGATGAAAATCCTGGCTTACAAATTAAACCAAGAGATACAGATGAATGGATTGATGCACCATATATTCCCAATACATGCATAATTAATGTAGGCGACTTGCTTCAGCGATGGACAAATGACATTTATGTTTCTACTCCTCATCGGGTTGTGAATCAACATCTAGACAAAAGCAGATATAGTTTTCCGCATTTTATTCATCCAAATGATAATGTTAAGGTTGACAGTCTTATAGGAGAGCAGAAATATGAAACAATAGGTGCAAAAGAATATCTAGTTTGGCGTTTAAATCAAAGTTATTGAGAAAAAACCATGATGATTTTTATATCAGTTCAGGATTTGGAAGAGGAGTTCAGAGAAACTCCATCAAATATTGACCGCTTGATAAATTGTGGAATTGACTATATGACAAATACACTTGATGGAATAATTGAAGAAAAAGAATACATAGTATTTGATTTCAAAAAATATGGAATTAAACTTGACAATCGGTGGACTGATTATAGAATCACCAAAGGTGAGGCAGGAATTTTTATTGAGATTACCAGTACAAAATGATAAATTTTAAAGTAGTAAGATGGAAGAATTTTCTTTCGACAGGAAATGAATTTACAGAAGTATATTTGGACAAAGAATCAACCACATTGATTATTGGCGAGAATGGTTCAGGCAAATCAACTATTCTTGATGCTCTTTGTTTTGGTTTGTATGGTAAACCATTTAGAAATATTAATAAGCCACAACTGATTAATAGTGTAAATGAAAGAAATTTAGAAGTTGAAGTTGAATTTGAAATTGCAGGAAAACACATAAAAGTTTGCAGAGCAATCAAACCAAACAATTTTGAAATATATGTGGAAGATAAATTAATTACACAAGATGCTGCTCTTAGAGACTATCAACAATATCTAGAACAACAAATTCTTAAATTGAACTATCGTTCTTTCACACAAGTAGTCATTTTGGGTTCTTCTACATTTGTTCCATTTATGCAGTTATCTGCAAAAGATAGAAGAGAAGTAGTAGAAGACATTTTGGACATTCGCATTTTTACATTGATGAATTCAATTCTAAAAATCAAGTCCAAGACTTTACAAGAAAGTATTCAACAGAATGAAAATCAAATTCAACTCACAGAAGAGAAAATACGGCTTCAAGAGAAGTATATTCAGAATGTTCTAGATAACAAAGAGAATTTGATTGAAGAAAAACATCAAAAAATATTAATCAATAAAAAGTTGATAGTAGAGAAAGAAGAAAAAAAACAAACCGTCCTACAACGCCTCTCCGCACTCAGAGAGACATTAGAGAACAAAAAAACTACATTATCCCGAATTACAAAGCTTCAGATTACATTTGCTGCACTAGACAACAAATACAAAGATGAGAACAAAACATTAGCATTTTTTGATGATAACACCGTGTGTCCTACATGTACACAAGAAATTGATGAAGAACTTCGGCAGAAGAAAATAAAAGAAAAACATGATAAGGTTCATGAGATTGGTGATGCTCTGAATGATTTGAAAAGATTAGAATCAGAAGAAAAAGTCAAGATTAAAGAATTTGAAAGCATAGAAAAAGAAGCTTCAAATCTTTCTATTGAAATTGCAACTATCAATTCATCAGTCACAGAATTGGAAAGGTTTGTCTATAGATATGAAAAAGAAATAGAATCTTTTGAAAACAATCAAGTTAATGATGAAGACAAAGAAAGATTACATGAACTAAAAACAGAACTCAAGTTTCTTGAAAGAAACAAACTTAAACTAAATGAAGACAAGGTTTATTTAGACACAGCTAAAAACCTTTTGCAAGATTCTGGAATCAAAACTAAGATAATTAATAAGTATCTTCCAGTGATGAATCAATTGATTAATGCTTATCTTTCACAGATGGATTTCTTTGTTTCTTTCAATTTAGATTCATCATTTAATGAAAGTATAAAATCAAGACATCGTGATGAATTCAAATATGCATCATTTTCTGAAGGTGAGAAAATGAGAATTGATTTGGCACTTTTGTTCACATGGAGAGCAATTGCAAAGATCAAGAATTCAACCAATACAAATTTGTTGATTCTTGATGAAATATTTGATAGTTCATTAGACACTTCTGGAACTGATGATTTTCTCAAGATTCTAAATACGTTTGCTGATCAAAATGTTTTTGTGATTAGCCATAAACAAGATATATTGTTTGACAAGTTTCGGTCAGTCATTCAATTTAAGAAAGAAAAAAACTTTAGCAGGATTGCAGCATGATATACCAACTCTTACCACCAGATAATCCGATTCTCAAGGTTCCATTGTCGGATGTGAATTTTGATAATTTTTCTGAAACTTTTCACTTGACACCACAGGAATTATATGATAATCTAATAGAATCAATGAGAACTCACGGAGGAGTTGGACTATCTGCTAATCAGTGTGGATTAATGGTTCGTGCCTTTGTGATGTATACTGATTTGGATATGAAAAACCATCAGATATTTTTCAATCCGAGAATTACTTGGGAGTCAGAACAGACAGAATTCTATGAAGAAGGCTGTTTGACTTTTCCGATGCTATTTTTGAATATCAAACGTCCGTATGCAATTGAATTTACATATCAAGACATAAATGGAGAAGAACAAAAAGGAAAATATGCTGGAATCACAGCAAGAGTTTTTCAACATGAATATGACCACATGGAAGGAACCAACTTTACACAGAAAGTTTCTAATCTCAGATTGAATATGGCAAAGAAAAAAGCAGCAAAAATTTTGAAAAAACAAAAATTTTCTCAAAAAAACACTTGACATTTGATTTTTGTTATGATAACATTATATATAGTTAAGATTGAGAAATCTCAATCGTTTTAATAACTTTTTCTTGAGGTGAACGAATGTCGCACGAACTAGAAGTAATCAATGGCGAAGCACAGATGGCCTATGTCGGAGAAGTACCTTGGCATGGTCTAGGATTCAAAGTTGATCCAGATTTAACTCCTGCTGAATTTATGGTGATGGCAGGACTTGATTGGACAGTTGATTTAGAAGATTCTTATGTAACACACAATGGAAATAAAGTACCAACTGGTCAGAAAGCTTTAGTCCGATCTTTGGACAGTAAAGTATTGACCAATGTTGGTAAAGGATGGAATCCAGTACAGAATGCAGAAGCATTTGACTTCTTTGATGAATATGTCAAAGCAGGTGATATGGAAATGCATACTGCTGGATCATTGAAAGGTGGACAACTTGTTTGGGCACTTGCAAAAACAAAAGAATCTTTTGAACTGTTCAGAGGTGATGTGACCGAGAACTATTTCTTGTTCACAAATCCTCATCAATATGGCAAAACAATCAATATTCGGATGACACCAGTCCGTGTTGTTTGCCAGAATACTCTTACACTTTCTTTGAATTCAAAGTCTTCCAGTGAATTGACAGTAAACCATCGTAAACAATGGGATGCTGCATCAGTCAAAGAGCAGATGGGAATTGCTCGTGAGAAGATGGGTCATTACAAAGAAATGGCAGAATTTCTTGGAAAGAAGAGATACACCAGAAAAGATTTGGTTGCATACATGAATCAAGTCTTTGGTAATCCTTCTGATGAAAAGGATTACGAAAACGAAAAAGTCAACTCAAGGTTGGCCAGTAAAGCGTTGGAAGTTGTTCACACACAACCTGGTGCAGAGTTTGCAGAAGGTACATGGTGGCAAGCATTCAATGCAATTACCTACATGACAGATCATCTTCAAGGCCGAACTGCTGATGGTCGTCTTGAATCTGCATGGTATGGTAAAAACCGAAAAGTCAAGTTGTCAGCACTTGACACTGCTCTTGATTACGCTGAAGCAGCATAATCAAAACATGGGACCCGTTAGTTGAGTTGGTTACAACATCGCCCTGTCACGGCGAAGGTCACCGGTTCAAGTCCGGTACGGGTCGCCATTTTTTTTCATTTTTTTGAAAAAAATATTGATTTTTTGTATAAATAGAGTTAGGGAAGGGCATTAGTAAATGCTCTTAATGTCAGTCATGCTCTACATGATACTGACAATTTTAATTAAAAGAGAGTGAAACGCTTCGGGTCTCACTCTCTTATCTTGCTTTCTAAAAGGAGAATAACATGACAAGCAATATTACAACCTACGATCCTCATCATTTCCGAACACTCAGTGTAGGATTTGATAACATCTTTGATTCACTCTTTGATAATGTTTCAACTTCCAATTATCCACCATACAATATTATTAAACACAATGATGAAAATTTCACCATTGAATTGGCTGTGGCAGGATTTGAGAAAGATGACATTGAAATTGAAACAAAGGAAAATAGGATTTCTATTCGTTCTGTGATTGCGAAAAATGTTGAGACAAAGGATTCCGATGATGTATATTTACATAAAGGAATTTCTAAACGTCAATTCAACAGAACATTTACTCTTGCATCAGATGTATTTGTCAAGGATGCAAGCATGGTAAATGGTTTGTTGAAGATTCATCTGGAAAGAATCATTCCTGATGAGAAGCGACCTAGATTGATTTCTATTAACTGATTATGAAACAGGCACTCTTCGGAGTGCCTTTATAGGATGTACTTGTGGACAAAATCAACTACAAATATAATGAAGACAATTTGATTCTTGAAATTGTTAATTATATTAACAAGACCTACCGACAGCACTATTCTCAAAATCAATTCCAAGCAACAGAATTTATCATTGATTCAGGTCATGGTGAAGGCTTTTGTATTGGAAATATCTTGAAATATGCTCAGAGATATGGTAAAAAAGATGGGTATAATCGTAAAGATTTGCTCAAGGTAATACACTATGCAATAATGGCATTGCATGTTCATGATTTAAACTATGGAGAAACGAATGAAACTAAGTAATGAAACCCGTGAGATTTTGAAGAATTTTTCAACAATCAATTCTAATCTATTGATTAAAAAAGGAAACACTGTTGCAACAATGAGCGCAATGAAAAACATTGTTGCCATTGCACAGATTCCAGAAGTATTTGAGGTTGAATGTGCAATCTATGATCTGAATGAATTTTTATCAGCACTATCTTTGTTCAAAACACCTGTATTGAACTTTGAAGATAAATTTGTCAATATTCAGGAAGAAGGCAGTAGAACTTCTATTAAGTATTTCTACACTCCCACCGATATGGTCAAAGAACCAAAAACCGATATTCATATGCCTGAAGTTGATGTTGAATTCACATTGACACAAGAAGAGTTTGGACAAATTCAACGATCTGCGGCTGTTCTTGGTGTTCCAGATTTGATAGTTAATTCTTTTGAAACTGGTGAAGTTACAATGACTGTTACTGACCGTAAAAATGAAACATCAAATACTTTTTCATTGTCAGTAGGTGATACTTCAAAGACAAATCAAACATCATGTTTTAAAACTGAGAATTTAAAATTGTTGCCTGGTGATTATCAAATCAAATTGGCAAGCGTAGGTATTTCACACTTCAAACACAAAGGACAAGATTTAGAATATTATATTGCTCTTGAATCTAATTGATAATATCCTTTTGGAGTTTTTGTTATGAAAAATTATTTGTGGGTTGAAAAATATCGCCCAGATACTATTCAGAAATGTATCCTTTCGTCACAATTGAAGGATACATTTCAACAATTTGTGGATGATGAGCATATTCCAAATCTTTTGCTTTCAGGTGGTCCTGGTGTAGGTAAGACAACTGTTGCTAAGGCAATGTTGAATCAAATTGGTGCAACACATATGATGATCAATGGTTCTGAAGAATCAGGTATTGATGTTCTCAGAAACAAGATTAAAAACTTTGCATCTACTGTTTCATTTGATACTAATAGAAAGTTTGTAATTCTTGATGAAGCAGATTATCTAAATCCTCAATCAACACAGCCTGCACTTCGTGGATTCATTGAAGAGTTTCATAAAAATTGTGGATTCATTTTAACTTGCAATTTTAAGAATCGTATCATTGAACCGCTGCATTCTAGATGTTCTGTTGTTGAGTTTAAAATACCAAATGAAGAGAAACCTAAACTTGCAGCACAATTCTTCAAAAGAATCACTGATATTCTAGAAGAAGAAAATGTCAAGTTTAATCCAAAGGCTGTTGCAGGAATTATTGAAAAATTCTTTCCTGATTGGAGAAGATGTTTAAATGAGTTGCAAAGATATTCAGCATCAGGTGAAATTGATGCTGGTATACTTGTGAATATTTCTGATGAGAACCTGAAAGAGATGACAGGATTTCTTAAAGAAAAAGAATTTGGTAACATGAGGAAATGGGTTGCATATAATCTTGACA